TTATCAGATTCTGTAAAAAGAGTAGTAATCTTTTCTTTGTTTTCTTTTATTCTACCCTTACCTTGAGATTCTATCTCACTAATGAACTTTTCTTGCATGGCAACTTTATCATTAAGAGATTCCTTCTTAAGAGTAAGAACATTAACTTCATCCTTAATACCACGAATCTTTTCTTTAATAATATTATTCATACTAGAGAAGATCTTAATATCTAATAGATCTTCAATCACCTCTCTACGATTAGAACTAGTCAATTGCATGAAAGGAACAAAAGTGCTTGAACCTAATATAACAATCTGGGTAAAAGACTTATAGTTCATCTTAAGAACGTTTTGCTCAAACCACTTCTGCTGATCATTAGCATTAGCAAACTGATCTAAACACTTACCGTCACGATGAATCTCAAATATATTTGGTTTTATACCTCTAACTACTTTCCACTGAGTCGTTGAAATACTAAAATCAACTTCTACCTTCGCATCCTTTTCATTCATACTATTAATAAGTTGTGACTTATTAATTTTACGAAATGGTTTACCAAACAAACCAAAGGTAAGTGCATCTAATACAGTGCTCTTACCAGACCCATTACTCCCTGTAATGAGAGTAGATGAATGTTGATTGAATTTTATCTCGCTAAAATGATTTCCAGTACTTAAAAAGTTTTTCCAGCGAATTGTTTCAAATAAGATCATTACCAGTTTCTGGTGGGATTACAACATCAGCAGAAGTTATAACTGTATAGTTATAATTGTGCATTTGACAGGTCTTTAACATAACCTGATCTTCTACTTCAAGCACATGTATTGGAGGGTGTTCAGATTCCTCTAACATCATAGCAAAGCGGGTAGCATCATCCTCTTCTTCAAAAAGATAGAGGACTTGATCACCCTCTTCATCTATAACCGAGTATGCACCTTCACTTTCTTTACCTTCGATAGTTAGAATAAACATTAAACTAACTCACATGCCTCTTGATAGGTTTCCTGAATCATCTTCTGAATACGAGACTTATCAAGTTTTACTTCTGACTCTTGCACATACCGATTAAGTATGGAAAGAGTATCTTCTGATTCAAATGCTTCAAACTCTTCTGCTTCTTGTAAACCAAAATTTTCTATAACTTTTAGTTCAGCAACATTTGCATTATACAACTTATCAATAAACTTCTCAAACTTTTTACCATCTGACTTATTACGAACAACAACTTTTACAATCTTATTCTCTAACTCTCTTGCATCAAACAACTGATAATCCTGATCATTATAGTAAATTATCTTATGAAGTCTATATGGATTATTGACTGGTGTATGTTCTAGTGTTTCTGTATCAAATAAATGAAATCCTCTATTCTCATCATTTACATCATTCCAGAACATCTCATAAGGATTTCCCAAGTAGTAAATATTTTCTTGATTAGAACGACAGTGATAATGTCCAGAATATGTTTTCTTAAACTTCTTGAATGCAGTCCAGTCCATTCCATGTTCCATCATATGACCTGGTGTTGCTCTGAATCCATTCAATTCAAGATGCCCCATACACACAGATGCTCTTGACTTATTAATCAATCCAAAACTCTTCTCCTCATTCTCTTTATTGATCCAAGGAACAAGAAGAATATTACATCCACCTATTTCTATGGAAGTTGTTTCTGAATAGGTTGTTATATTATTATACTCTCTCAGCAACAAATCTACTGCATTTACTTCATTAGTATTCTTATAATATGCTGTATGATTACCAACTATACTATGAAGAGTAATTCCCATACTCTCCAATCTATCAAAATAATTATCCTTTGCCCATGTCAATGCACCAAAATCAATACTCTTACGGATATCAAAGGTATCTCCCATATCAATAACCGTAGTAATACCTTCTCTTTCCAATGTAGGAAAGAAGATATCATTATAAAACTTCAGGAAATAATCGTGAAAAAGTTTAGAGTTTTTTCTTGCCCCGAAGTGTTGATCTGTTATGATCGCAATCTTCATCAGTTACGTAACTTTGCATGAACTGCATCTTTGATCTGATTATAGTCCGAATACTTATCTCCGTCAATCCTATTACTATCATCAAATACTTCTGAATAACCAGACTTCTCAAGTATCTTGTTTTTAATTTCTAACTGACGCTTCTCCCTTTGGATCCTACGGAGAAACGCATAATGTATAATCTGAGTAAAGTAAGCAAAAGGATTCTGGGATTTCTCAGGATTAAAATTATGTATGTATTGAACGCAATTTTCGATTCCATCGGAGATCATATCCTCCTTGAACATGTAATTAACAAAGTTAGGTTTAAATGATAAATGATTTGCAATCTTCAAGAAACACTCTCCAATATACCTTGGTATTACTGGTTTAGTTTTATCCTGAATTTGAGCAATCTCAACATCCTCACGATACCTTATTAAAGCAGCAAGAAACTCTTTGTTATTTACATAGTGCTCTGACCTTTTTCTTTTTGCCATAGGTCTTATCATTGCCATGAGTCTTTGTCACTACTATGTAGATAGTATAACATTTATCTAATGACTTGACAAGTTCTAATTATACATATAGACTAACTCTGTCAGGGTTGAAGGGAACGCTTTAGCTATTGTTATTAGAAGGGTTCTTAAATATCTTTTCTAGAAGTTCTTTAGTGTCATGTATATTACCTAGATATCCCATCTTTCTACTCATCTTTGCTTGATTAGTATTATCTCTTTCTGAATCACGTAAGAATCTTTGATACATTGCTATCATTTCCATATCTGATGATTCTGATAAAGTCATCACATGATCTAGATTCATTATAAACATATCTTCTTTAGTAGTTTTTAACCAGGGTTCTACTTTATATCCTACTACTCCTACCTTACCTCTAATTTCTGAAATTTTAATAGGACTATGAAGTATAAGCATTGTTCTATTTTCTTCTTCGGACGCAGCAACCTTGGCGAAAATTTCTTCACCAGAATTAAGTTTTAATGTTGCGTAAAAATCCTCTTCTATCATTTCTTTAATTGTATAGTGATTATTTCATAGTTAAAATTTTCTTCATTGTAGATTTTAATTCTTTCTATAAAGTGATTTAAAGTATAATTTCTTTTTGTATTAGTGCTAATATCATCAGCAATATCATAGAGAATTGCTTTTACTTTATTAGTTCCTTTTCTTAATACCCTGCCGATGGATTGGAGATTCCTAATCCTTGATTTTGAGGGACTTGCAAAGATGACGTTGTGCAACCGCTTAATGTTAATCCCAGTACTAAAAGTACCATAACTCGCAATGATGATCGCATGTTCCTCCTGTTCAGTAATTTCTCTAACCTTTTCTCTTTCACTGGCATCTACCCCACCATGAACAAAGAATACTTTACGACTAGATTGTTTATTATTATTTATTAAATCGTATATGACCTGACCATGTGCTTCCACCCTACTATACAAAATGAGGGTGTTTCCCTTTAGATCTAATGCAAGATTTTTAATAAAAGCATTCCTTTGTTCATGTGATATCAGATATTCTATCTCATCATTATATACGTCAAACTTTTTAGGAGGATGTTTTAATACCAGACATTGTATATCTAACTGGGAAAGATGCCCTTGTTTCATTAATTCGTCTGTTCTAGTCACCTTGTATGCTGGACCAAACAAACCCTCTAAGACCCATTTATGCGTCTGTGTGCCATCTAATGTTCCAGTAAAACCAAATCTATACTTAGCATGATGTAACTTAGTCATTATAGATATTAAAGACTTACTCTTAAAAAGGTGTGCTTCATCTCCTATAACTACATTATAATCTTCAAAAAATGATCTTTCTAGTTTATAAACAGATTGCCAAGTAGTAATCGTAACTGGAAATTCATTCGTTTTTTCTTTCCCTGCATATATCTTGTGGCAATATGACTCAGCATCCCAACCATAATCTAGGAAGTCCTTATACATCTGTTCTACGAGGGATGTCGTGGGAACAACTAAAAGAATTTTTTGGCCTTTGTCAACGTAATATCTTACAAGAGAATATATCATCAAAGATTTTCCTGAAGCAGTGGGTGATATCAATAGCTTTCTATTATGTTTTAAGGCATCGTATACTCCCTCAATTTGGTACTTCCTGGGTTGATGATTGCAAATAGAACCCATATAATCTTTCACACCTTCATATGATATCCCATCATTTACTTCAAAGGGAGTGCCATAGTATTCATTATCTTCAAACTTATATGTGTAATCGTGTCTATCGCAGAAAGCAATAATCTTATCTAACAGTCCTACATATATCTTCTTCGTTCTCATATCGAATAGGTGGATTTCTCCATTCCAATTCCTATTACGATATTGCGGCATAAATTTTGCCCCTTCAACCTCAAAGGTGAAGTGGTCTCTTAACTCATATTCAATATGAGGTTCTGAATCAATTTTTAAAAATACTTCGTTAGACTTGGATATAACGACGTTCGCAGATGTATCAATCACCTAGTCCATGCGTCTAGGAGTATTTATGAAGTTATGTCAAGTATCATAATACCACCTATATCCTCCTGCATGACGATGTGTTTCACCAGTTTTTTGATGTTTAATATTTCTAACTAGATTGTTTTGACTTAACTTACAAGTATCACTTCTTAATCTTTTTACTGCTTCTCCCGAATGATTAAATTTTACAACCTCACCAGTTTCTATATGAACTCCTTTAATTGGTTTCCAGAGTTTTGGATTAGGTCTTCCTTTAGACATTCTACCAGCTATAGAACATTCTTCAGGAGTTAGTATATGGGGTTCAGCAGGTTTCCATTCTCCTAATGCAACCTTTTTATCTCTAAACAAATACCACCCCTTTACGTGTGATTTGGTTGTATCTGGTTTATCATTTCTTACTAATGCATGTGTTAATGAATTATTTGCTTTACGGTTTCCTTGTATTTCTTCTGCTGCATCTGCTTGAGATTTCCACATTTTTTTACGACCAGATTCTAAATGTATTCCATATACTTTACCTTTTCTTAAGACCCTATTACTAATTTCCTTTAAAGGTTCTCCTTTTAATGCCCATCTATAACCATATGCCTGAAATGTAATTCCTTTAATACAAGCAATTATATTACCTGCTCCTTTTTTATCTCTAACCCCAGAAGCATATGCTCCTTCTCCCATACTATCATAAGTGCATAGATACTTGCCTTTCAAATCATATTGATCAACCGCTTTAGCATCAGGATGAACTGCACCTCTTTCTCTTTTTGTGCCTGGATTACCATCACCTCCTAATGTAGAGTTGTATCCATTTTCAAAGGTGTCTAATTTTCCAATCCAATAAGTTTCTTTTTTATTAACATATTCAGTTAAACATTCTTCAATAACTTCAAATTTAAAATTTTCTTGTCCATATTTATGAATAGCATGTGATATTGCCATAGTAGGATTTCTTGCAGACCATAAATGTTCTTTCCACCTTTTAGTAGGAGGATGTTCTGTTTTACCAACATATATTTTATTATTAATTATATTTGTAATTTTATAAATGTGTGCCATGAATTAACCCAAACCCGAATTAAATCTCATAAACTCTATTGCGTTCTTAATCTGATATGTTCTGTTCTGTATTACTTTAAGTATACTTTCCAAGTATACTAACATAGTATCATAATAGTCAATCTTCAATGAACAATTAGATAACTTCTCATCTGCATCCAAATACTTGGTCATTGTATCTTTATCTCTTATCTTTTTTCCAAAGGGATTCTCTACGTATACTTGTGGATCTGCTTTCCCACTAAAATACTCATACCGTTCGTGACGGATATTCTTTCTTTGCTGCTCTGCTTTCTTCCTTAATAAGAAGATAGTATTATATAATTCAAAATACTTCGCATGTAGAGAGGGGACGTTCAATGATTCTTCGTGTAGATTGTCTCTATCTATCTTTGCATCTCTTTCCCACATCTCTTGAAGTTTATCAAGAGTTACACTCATAAAAGGTTATTTTCTAAATCAGTTAGGTTGTATATAGTATACTTGAAACTTACCTCTGCTGTAAAGTACTCGATATCTGTATCAGTTGCATCGAAAGATACAGTTGAAAGACTATAAGGGAACATGTCATTAAATATTACCTGAAATTTTGGAACTAGGTTGCTACTTAATATCTGAAGAGTTCCATCTGAATAGATGTTATCTCCTTCTTGTCCGAACTTTTGCATACCAAGAACTGATGTCTCTTCCAGTTCATCAAATTCTTTTAAACTATCTGGAAAACCAAGTCCTCTAATCCAATTTTGCAGTTCCATATAATTAACTAGATCTTCATCAACAAGGAATCTTAAATTAAGATCTCCAAATTGAATCTTATCACCAGGAACATCAATATCTTTTAGATAGGATGGTTGCACTGCAATTCCTAGATCTAATGATGGTATGTTTGCTTGGTTACAAAAGAACGCAACACCAGGAGCTCTCTTCAATCCAAACTTAAACCCAACTGGTGAGAGAAAGTTTCGATTATCAATAGGAGTTCCTGGTCTTTCAGCAGGTGGTTTTCTTTTCCTAGTGGACATTATTCAGTAACTACTGTTGCACCTATGAACCCACCATTCTTACCTTCTTTACCAGTTTGCTTGACCATATTGTCAGCATTGGTTTTGTTGGATAGTTGAGTCCTGTCAGCATATGTTTGAGTCCAACTAGATGGAGACTTCCAATATACATCTCCAGATACTAAAACACCTGGTTTTTTAATGTGATAAGGCATTTTTCTTCGATAACTTTTAACTATTTATAGACCTTTGTGTGAAATCAATTCCTTCCATATGATCATACTCATGTTGGAAGATTCTTGCAATAAATCCAATTAGTCTTTCTTTATGTATCTTTTTACCTTCGTCTTCATATTTAACTACAATTGTGCTAGGTCTAGGTATCTCTAAAAACAATTCTGGATAAGAAAGACAACCCTCTTCCATAGTTACCATATCTTTTGATTCTTTTATGATCTGTGGATTGAAACAAGTAATAGTTTCTTGTGTGTCCATATCATACATCATTACAAATACTCTTTCTTCTATACCTATTTGATTAGCAGAAAGTCCTACACCCCTATGATGAAACATGTTCTCAGTAAGGGTGTAGGATAGTTTTGATCGATCCAAATTATAACTACACTTCTCTATCTTGTTATGTAGTAAAGAATCTTCTGATGATATTAAAGTCTTTATCATAAAAATTATTTAGATAAAAAAAGACCCCTTATGGAGTCTTTTTCTTATAAAGATGAGGATACAGTAAACGCATTTGAAGTATCAAGAAGAGTTCTGCATTCCTCTTATTACTGCATATGGCCTCTATATTCTTGAGTGGCAGCACCGTTTCCATATCAAGTCTCCGTATTTTCTACGAATTTTCTCATATCTTCTGCAACAGCATGTATTTCTTTTGCTGTTGGATATTCTGGATATTGTCCTGGGTCTTCCCCTGCTTCCTTTAATGCATCCCATTTTGAGATGTCATTTGCTAATTTGTTTTCTAATCTTGTTTGTGCGGTCTGTAAATAGTCCCACCGCATTTCGTATGGATTCATAGCCATAGTGTCCTCCTTGAGGTAATGTGTTCTTTGTCCCACTGTAGTGAGATCGTATTTATTTATAAAAAAGAACAGTTAAACCCCATCTTTACCTAAATACTTAAAAGATTTTGTGGCATGAAAACGTTTCACCAGTTCCAAGAAGCAATATCTGCAACCCGCAAAGGAAGAGCACTAGGATCTATATCTGCAGCAGACAGACCTCAAGCTACTAAAGCAATGGGATCTGGTGGTTCTGGTCAGCGTGGAGGAATGACCATGACACCAGTAACTAGTCTAGGAAGGGATTATAAAGGAGATAAAATTAAAGTAAAAAAAGTATATGATGCTCAAATTAAAAAAGATCGTAAGGCAGCAGCATTAGATAGAATTAAAGAAAAGATGTAATATCGACTTTCTCACCAATACCACTAACTGCTTTATCAATCCTATCTTGGGTTGTATTGTAGTATTTTTCATCCATTTCAATACCAATAAAACTTCTTCTAGTTCTTTTTGCTGCAATACCAACAGCACCACTACCCATACAAGGATCAAAAACAATATCTTCAGGTTTAGAACTTGCTTGGATTAACCTTTCCATTAAACTGATAGGTTTTGGAGTAGGATGTCCTTTATATTTTTCTGTAGCACACTTCCATACAGCAGATTTGCACCTTTCTTTAATATCATGATATGCCCCTTTCTTTCTAGCATAGACACAGTTCTCAATACTAGATAACCACATGTGTTGACCGTTCATAGGAGAAGGATTACTTTTCTCCCATATACAATGTCTTACTGACAATCCATGATCTATAAGTCTAGAGCGTATATGTGATACTTGAACAGAACCACAGAATATATAAATGCTTCCTGAAGTTACTCTAACAACTTGATCAATAAAATCATCTAATGGGAATGTAATAATATCTGCATGACTCTTATCTAAATTTCTCAATCCAGCACTCTTACGATTTACTTCATCATAAGGTATATCAGTCAATGTCAAATTAATACTTCTATCTTTGAAAGACGGAAATATATTCATACAATCATCATTATACAGTTTTATATCACTCATAGTTGAATATCATTGTGCTAGGACACACTTTAGTTAGACGATCCCAATCAACAACATAGCTAATAGTATCATAACTTCTATTCTTTGCAGTCTTACGTCTCCAGTTATCTAAAGGAAATCTATTATTATCAAATCCTGCATTTAACTCAGAACGCATTATTAATGCTGCTTTGTTGTGATAAGGAAGAATATACAGTATAGCATCATTTATCTTATGTTGGCAAGTTGCCCAACCTGCTACAATAGGTTTCTTACCATTAAATCTAACATAATCTTGACTTACTGTTTCAGCAAGAAAATCATTCCATTTAGCATTAGGATCTCTAAATTTATAATCAATAGTAAACCCTTCTTTCTTTACTTTCCTAGTTTTAACATCAACTAAATCAAAACTAGCATCTACACCTGCTTTATTTTTAAATTGAGAAGTGGCATCATTCCCATAATTATCGTTAAAAGAATCGTAATCAATAGAAAACCCCCATCTGTTCTCTAATTCACAATTTAAAGCATGAATAACAGGAAGATGATCTCCTCTTTGAATTATTCTTTTCTCTTTTTCAAGAGACTTATGAAAATCATGTGTTTTGTGATTCTTCAAATAAGGTTGCCTGACTGAATAAACCATAATAAATTTTGAATCAAATATATCATAGCATAAAAAAAGTCCCCCTGTAAGAGGAGGACTTGATTGAAATAATTCGTAATATCCGAATTACATGAGGTTCTTAACTGCAACACGTCTGTAGTAACGGTTAGCATTAACTGTAAGAACGCCAGATCCCTGAGTAAGACCTTCTGCGAATGGGTTAGCAACCAATCCGTAACGAGTCTTAAATCCGATCTTAGGCTGGAATGTGTTTTCTCCAACTGCACGAACCATCTGTAGAGGAACGTATGGGCAGTAGAATAATCCAGCGTCATAAGGTGATGAACCTTTGTATCCAACAACGTAATACTGATTACCAGGTGAGGTATTGTCAGCTTGTAAGTTTGCAGAATAAGGGTCGATGTATACTCTATACTTACCTTGTAATGTTCCAGCAAATGTATTGCCAGTATCATCAACATTAAGGTTAGCATTAAGAGCAGGTGTGTAGTCTAGAACACCAGCCATTGTTAGTGCAGAAGCAACGTCAGCAGAACAAAGGATAATGTTACCCTTTCCACGACGAGTTCTCTGTGCGATAGCGTTAGCATCTCTCTCAATCTGGAATAGAAGTCCTTTGAACTTCTCAACTGACCATCTACCGTTTGAGTCGATATCTAGGTCAAAGATTCCTGGAGTTGCAACGTTCTGTGAAGCACCCTGTTCAGCAGTCTTGTAGATAGTTCTAATAACTTCTCTGTTGATTTCCGCAAGGATCTCAGTAGAAAGGATATTAGCAAGTTCTGCTTCAGCATTAAGACCATGAATTGCTTTAAGGTCTTGAGCTAGTTCTAAACTGTACTCTGCCTTGAGGGCTCTTGACTTCGCAGTCACAGTGACTTTCTCGATTGAGAATGCCATCTGGTTGAACTCATTGGCATTGCCGTTACCAAGCTTTTCAGCGTGGTCTGTACGCATACCTTGTCCAACAGTGTATAGTCTACTGTTAGCTGCAGATGTTGGGTTAAGAACAGCAGGGTTAGATCCTTGCTGACCAGTTGTACCCATACCAGTTGCAATACTTGTTGCACCTGAAGTTATGTCATGGGCATTGTTCTGTCCAGAGAATGCAGAGTTAACCTCATCATAGAAGGTCTCCTCACCATTCATATTCTTATATCTGGATCTCATTGCGAAGATAAGTCCAGTAGGACCACTCATTGGCTGAACACCAGCAAGGTCATAAGCGACCAAGTTAGGCATTGCACGTCTAATCAATGAGATTAGAACTGGGTCGAAACCAGCAACAGGACCAGTTGCAGTAGCTGAGCCACTGAAACCAGCATTTCCTACACCAGCACCAGTAGCACTGTTAGTACCTGTGTTGTTGGTTGGTTGCTCGGTGAGCATTGTAGTGCCATGTTCAAATGCACTTTGCTCTCTTAAAAATTTCTCTTGGTTTTCTAGCAGGACTGCGGTTACGGCCTTTCTATGATTATCCTTAATAGGGTCCATGCCCTCGTAATCTAGTAAAGGTGCCCACTTTTCCTGCAACTGTTCTGATTGGAACATTTGCTTTAGTTAATAGGTTTACTTAAATTTTGAATTCAGTTACTTTGTTAAACCACGTAGAGTATTCATATATGAAGCCATAGAACCTGATACATCAGCACCAGCATGATCTACACCTTCGGATAGACTCTCGGATTTAGCATTAGGAGATGCACTCTTTGTAGGGAAATAAGATTCCTTAAGTGTCTCCAATTTTTCACGATAAGATTGCTCACTTGCAAACTCTACACTTTCGGAAAGTGAGGCGAGCTTCTCTTTCTGAGTGTCTGCAAGACCTTCAGAAACTGATTCGAGGATTCCGTTAGCAACTGACTCACCGAGTCTGCTGTTTAGGGAAACGTTCTTCTCAATTTGCTCGTTGAGTTTTGTTTCCATTTCATCTAGTTTTTCTACCATGCTCTCAAGTACATCATATTTTTCTTCAGGGATAGTTACATAATGTTCTTCAAAAAGACCTTTTAGGCCAGTCATAAAGGATTCTGTTAATTCTTCCTTAATACCGCCCTCTACTGCAAGTTGATTCTCAGTGAACCACTCGTCAGCAACATACTCTAGGTAAGAGTCAACACGCTCATTAAGTGCGCCTTTGATCTCTGTTACTTCCTCAAGAAGTTTTGCTTCGTACTCAGCATCAAGAACTTCCTTGATTTCAACAACCTTTCCTTTGATTGCTGCTTCTAGGATAGTCTTTGCCTTTTCTCTAAACTCTTCAGAAAGTTCTTCACCTTCTACAAGAGCTTTAACATCATCATCGATGCTAATCTCTGTGAAATCAGGTGCTTCAGCAACTACTGGTTCTTCAGTTGCTACTGGTTCTTCTGCAACTACTTCATTAGTAGTTGTAGTAGATTCTTCCTCTTCTATTACAGGTGCTTCGGTTTCTTCCTCTTCTTTCACACCCTTCATTGGGTCTGCTGCCTTGGCACCTTTATTAACTACGTCTCTAACTTGCTTTAAAGTTCCACCTGATGGCTTCAACTTCGCTGAGTCGTTAGTTGGACTATAGTTGTCTGGTGTAGGTCCACCTAAATCTTCTACCTGCGCTGAATTGTCAGGTGTTGATACGCCAGAAGCATTGCTTCCCGCTTTAGGTAGTGATGAATCCCCCGTCTGTGCATTTGCGTTTACAGCCGTTTTGGATTGCTTAGTGCCTACTTCCATTTCTTGTAAATTTGTGCCACTAGACATTTGAGTAATCTCCGATTTCCTGTATAAAGTTAAAATCTATATTTATTTATAAACGCAGTATTTACAATGAGTTAATAAACTCATTGAAAAGACCTAATTTATGTTCTTCGAGTCTTTT